ATGCAGCAGCAGAGTTAATGCCAGTATCATGGCCAGAGTTTGCTAATTTGCATCCATTTGCTCCTAGAGATCAAACTATGGGATATCAGGAAATTATTCAAAATTTAAAAGATTGGTTGTGTGATATTACAGGATTTTTTGATGTGTCCCTCCAACCAAATGCGGGATCACAGGGTGAATATGCAGGTCTATTAGCGATACAAGATTACCACAGAAGTACCGGTGATAAAACGAGGAATGTTTGTCTTATACCGGAGAGTGCTCATGGAACTAATCCTGCAAGTGCTGTCATGGCGGGCATGAAGATTGTTCCGATTAAATGTGATGAAGATGGAAATATTGATATTAAGGATTTACAGAAACAGGCAATTATGAACACATTTGAGTTGTCTTGTTTGATGATTACATATCCTTCAACTCACGGTGTATTTGAAACTAATATTAGGGATATATGTAAAATCGTTCATGAGAATGGTGGTCAGGTATATCTTGATGGTGCAAACTTGAATGCACAAGTTGGACTTGCAAAACCATGTGACTATGGTGCAGATGTATGTCATATGAATTTACATAAGACATTCTGTATTCCTCATGGTGGTGGAGGCCCCGGAGTTGGCCCGATTGGTGTTGCAGAACATCTTGCTCCCTTTATGAATCAAAGAGTATCAGCAGCAGTTCAAGGTAGTGCATCTATACTTCCTATCAGTTGGATGTACATTCGCATGATGGGTGGTGATGGACTTCGTAAAGCAAGTGAGATATCACTTCTCTCTGCAAACTGGTTAGCACATAAAATAGATGATTCATTCAAAGTATTATATAAAGGTGTAAATGGAAGAGTTGCCCATGAGTGTATCTTTGATGTTCGATCAATGCCTGTAACTGCAGAGGATGTTGCAAAGAGATTGATGGACTATGGTTTTCATGCACCCACTCTCTCATGGCCAGTTATGAATACCATGATGGTAGAACCTACAGAATCAGAGTCACTTGATGAGTTACAAAGGTTTGTAGATGCCATGAAAGAAATAAGAATGGAAATTTTTACCAAAAAGGAAATTTTAAAAAATGCACCACATACTGCAAGGGTTGTCACACAATCTGATTGGGTGTATAATTATACTCGTGAGCAAGCAGCATTTCCAGTAAATCAAAAGAATAAATTCTGGCCTGCTGTATCAAGAATAGACAATGTTTATGGAGATCGTAATCTTGTTTGCTCTTGTGCAAATTATTTTGATAATGAAACTGATGGAACTAAAAGACTGGCTGAACTCGATCAACCTTAATAAGAAGAACATGATTGATGAAGATCCATCAGTCGAAAAAGAATATCCTCCATTCATAATCAATAAGTGTTTATCAGGACATCTTGACACAGTGATGTTTGCAAATGAAATGAATAAGTATCCATTTCTTCCAAAGAAGATGCAACATGACTTTTTTATACATATAGTGAGGAAGAAGAAAAGATTCTCTCCTTGGTTGCGTAAAGACAAGATCAACGACCTTGATACTGTCAAAACATACTATGAATGTAGTAATGCTAAAGCGGAACAGATTTTAAAGATTCTTACAAAAGAACAACTGAACTTTATTAAATCTAAACTTGATATTGGAGGAAGACAATGAGCGTTCTTAAGGAACCTGAAGTGAATTGGGATCCTAACCAGATGGTTGAGGTCACACTAAATGAACCAGACGATTTTCTCAAGGTAAGAGAAACACTGACTCGTATTGGTGTCGCATCAAGGAAAGAAAAGAAAATATATCAATCCTGTCATATACTTCATAAACAGGGGAGATATTTTTTAGTACACTTCAAAGAATTATTTGCTTTAGATGGTAAGCATGCAAATCTTACATCTAACGACGTACAAAGAAGAAATAGAATAGCACAACTTTTAGTGGACTGGGGACTAGTCGGTATTGTCAATTCTGATTCAATACAGGATGTAGCACCTCTTAATCAAATAAAAGTATTATCTTACAAAGATAAGGGTGACTGGATTTTAGAGACTAAGTACAATATAGGATCGAAAAAGAAGAAGGTAGAGGAAACCGTATAGTTGACAAATTAAAAAAGTTATGCCATACTAAATATATCAACCAACCTCACCTATCGAAGGTTGGCAATTCACAACCAAGAATTAACATGGCAAAAGCAAAGAAGCCTTCCATAAGGAAGAGAGTTTTTAATGCACAAAAAGAACTCGGAAAAACTATTTCAAGACACGCTAACTTATATGAAGTGAAAGATGACTTCAATAAGTTACCAGAAAAGCATAAGAACAAATTAACTGGTGGTGTTAAACTCTACAACGAACCAGTAATTAAATTTACAACTCCATCTGAACAGTTGGAGATACTAGGTACATTTAAACAGCAAATAGAGGATCAGGGTTACGCATTCCTTCCTCTTTTTGAATCGGAAAACTTTATACAAGGTTTGATGTTTCGTCCAGAAGATGAGACATGGATTGATGCAGCATGGAACAGGATTTTCTATCCTAGTCACTGCGTTGGACTCTTTAACAAGGGTTACGACCCTACACTAGCAGGATTTGCAGATATCTTGCATGATTGCAGGTCTGGACTGATTCTTAACTGGGACTCACGACATCGTGCTGTAGGAAAATTATCTGCAGATTCAACTCAACTACCTGACTTTGGTTGGAGTAATGCTCTAGTCATTAAGTCAACTGCACCTACAACAGGTGACAAACCGATATTTGCTGATGTTGTCGCATGTTGGTTATTTGAGCAAAAGAATGATACACCAAAACCTCTTACACCAGTTGAGAGATTTGTAGCTGAGTATCGAACAAATGTTCCCTCTGCAATCGATGCATATGCGACATTCTTACAAGCAGGACTATGCTTGGGAACTGATGTTCTTCCAGAACTTGAAGCAGGTAGAGATGCTCGTGTATTAACGGGAATCTCACAGTTCAGATCAGACTACAAGCATGATAACATGGGTGGTGGACGACATCTTTCAAGAGCTGTTGATTCTTTAAAAAGAGTTTGGACAGGTTCAAAGGTTCCTCAATTCTCAGTGTACCTAGTATTAGGTTACTGTCATCTTTTAGAGATGGACAACAAGTTTAATGGTGCATGGGGTTTTAATAATGAAACTGCAATCGCAGCATTAAAGTGGGCATCTACTAAGAAAGAACTTGATCCTGCAAATTATATCAGTCCAAGAGCACAAGGAAAACCATATGAAACTATTGCATTTCATTTCTTGAGACTAGCATATAATCCATACTGTCTACATGTATTGAACAATGAGGATGAAGTGCTATCCTATGAACACTTTGGATTTAAAGAATCTTTCTTAGAAACTATAGGATTGACTATGGATGACATGAAAGATAAGGAAGAAGTGATTGAAGAATCTGAAATGGATTCTATCAATGATGCTCTTAACACAGAACCGAACTTTAACTAGATCATATAGGGGGGTATATACTACCCCCCTTTTTTATAATTTGTGCTATAAATATAGATGAATGCCGAAAGGGTTCATTTAATAAAGTCGCTTTAGGAGGACACTATGACTTCACTACAAAGATATCACTCTGCAAATTTACCAGAGTTGATGAAAATAATTTCAAAGAACGGTATAGGTATGGATGATTACCTCGACCGCTTTTTTAATTCTTTTGAAACCACAACAAACTATCCACCCTACAATTTAATTCATGTAAATAATGTTGAATCTGTATTAGAGATTGCTCTAGCAGGATTTGGCAAGAAAGAACTTAAGGTTTACACTGAATATGGAAAACTCGTTGTCGAAGGGCAGAAAGAAACTAATAAAGAGGCATCATCCGAGTATGTCCATCAAGGACTGGCTCAACGAAGTTTCACAAGAGAGTGGGCACTTTCAGATGATGTTGAAGTCAGAGAGGTTCAATTCAAAGATGGACTTCTTACCGTTAAGTTGGGTAAAGTAGTTCCAGAACATCATGCAAGAAAAAATTATCTTTAATGTCTAAAGGTTACGATTTATTTGGGGATCATGGTAGAAACCTACCTACTCCCCACGGTAGTGGTGCACGACCCATGTATGGTGACATGGGTAAGTCATGTGCACCAGATCCGAATCGTAAGAGAGAATATCCTCACTTGTATGCTGTCTTTTGTCTTGACTCACATAACACCAGTTATTTTTATGTTAGGGAAAATGGCACGTATTACTGGCTACACTGTCGTAAAGGAAAGGATGATCTTGAAATAGATGCAGATAATATACAAATTGATTTGTTTGGAAAACCTAATCTATCAAAAGAGTTTATAATGAAAGAAATTCTATAGGGATCTTGACAGATCCCTTTTTTCATATATAATAAGTAAAAATACTTATTCACATGAATCACGCTGCTTTTCTTGCAATAATCGGAATTTATCTAATCTGTACTCCTTCAATTAGTTCATTTATTTTTGCTTGACTATTCATTTGTTTATGATATAATTAGGTGAGGAGATAATTTATTATGTCGATTAAAGTCGCAGTTCTACAATCAGGTGATCAGATTGTTGCGGATATGAAAGAGATCGTATCTGAAGATAAACCCATAGCATACCTATTTCATCAACCACAAAAGGTTGTATTAAATAATCAAATAGTTTTATCTGAAACTAAGGATAAATCATCAGTTGAAGTAACCCTTCAAAATTGGATACTAATATCTGATGAGGATGATATTCCTGTTTCAGTAAATCAAGTGGTGACTTTAGTTGAACCAGTTGCTAGTATAAAAAAAATGTATGAGGAGAAGGTAAATGGATCAGATTATTAAATGTTTACTACTTAAGAATGGTGATATTATTATATCCCAGATTATGGAAGTTGATACAGAACTTGGTGGCCCTGATTGTAAGTTAATCAAACCATTTAAGATGGTTGTATCTTCTGATGAATATAAGTTAGAAACATGGTTAGACTTTACTTCACAAAATGAAATGATGATACATTCTGATAGTATTCTTACCATAGTTACCCCAACTGCTGCTATACTATCTGAGTATGTTGATTTGATTGCCTGATGAGATTTTATACTAATGTTCAATTAGTTGGAAATAATTTTTTGGTTCGTGGTTATGATAATGGAAAACATTTCATGACACGAGAGTCTTTTTCACCAACTCTTTTCGTCCCTTCAAAAAGAAAAACAAAATATAAAACACTTACTGGTGAACCAGTTGAACCAATTAATCCCGGTTTAGTTCGTGATTGTCGTGAGTTTATTAAAAAATATGATGGTGTAGAGAATTTTGATATCTATGGAAATGACAGATATATCTATCAATACATCTCGGAGATGTATCCGGAACCGGAAATAAAGTTTGATATTAATAAAATTAAGTTAACCACTCTTGACATTGAGGTTAAATCTGAGAATGGATTCCCTGATGTAGAATCCTCTGCGGAAGAGATATTACTTATATCAATACAAGATTACAATACAAAACAAATTCGTACTTGGGGTCAAGGCCCATTTGATAACAAACAAGATAATGTCATTTACAAGTCATTCGATTCAGAGTATGAACTTCTAAATGCCTTTATCAATTGGTGGATGATTGAGGACAATACTCCGGAAGTTATCACAGGTTGGAATATTGAACTATATGATATTCCATATCTTTCCCGTAGACTCGAAAGAGTTCTTGGTGAGAAACTGATGAAGAGACTTTCTCCTTGGGGTCTGGTAACTGAGGATGAAATTTATATTGCAGGTCGTAAGAATATTGCATACGATATTGGTGGTGTAACTCAACTTGATTATCTCAATCTATACAAGAAGTTTACATACAAGGCACAAGAGTCGTATCGTTTGGATTATATTGCAAGTGTTGAACTTGGGCAGAAAAAACTTGATCACTCTGAGTACGATACATTCAAGGATTTCTATACAAAAGGTTGGCAGAAGTTTGTAGAATACAACATCATTGACGTTGAACTTGTTGACCGTCTTGAAGACAAGATGAAACTGATTGAACTTGCAATCACAATGGCATATGACGCAAAGGCAAATTATGTCGATGTGTTTTCACAGGTTCGTATGTGGGACACAATAATATATAATTACTTAAAGAAAAGAAATATTGTTATTCCTCCAAAGAACAGGTCTAACAAGAATGAAAAATACGCAGGTGCTTATGT